CAGGAGTGTTTACTAGGAATGGTTGATTAACAGGGATTCTTACACCTTTGTTGTCAGGATTCGTTTGTCTATCTAAATCCCTGTGCCATAATCTTGGCTTACCACTCTTAGCTGGATATTCAGCAGCAATCCATTGTTTTAATACTGGAACACCTGCTAACCTAACCGCACCTATAGCACCTGTACTTAATGCCTGATGGCTTTCAGTTCTAGCTATAAGTAAACTCCTTGCGTTATTTATCTTCCCTTCTCTCAGAGTCTGAATCGCCAACTTGTTTACTTCATTCTGTGACAATCCATTCTCACGACCATACTTTATAACATTCGCTAATATACGAGCTATTTCGTTTTCAGTAGTATTCTCTATGCCTTGCATCTTTAGTCCGCTAATGCCAACCCAATACGATAACATAAATACTAACCACTCATCCAAAATGTTTAAAGGATCAAGGTCGATTTCTTCCGCTTTCTTATTCGTTTCAAACATCTGTTGGTATCGCATGGCAGTATAACCGCCAGTTGATTCATACAAAGTTCGTAAAATATTATTAATCTTATCGCCAGTAAAAAATCCTGCACGATTATTAGCCGCTTGTTCTACCCCTAATGCCTCAACCATTTGAGCAGCTTTATCAAAGTCAGCTTGTAAAGCCTCTTTTATTTTAGGCTGAAACTCTCTGATTGATTTCCTTGCAATCTTTTGTTGCAAAGCAAACTGCTGTGATGGGTAAAGTATTTTCGGCATCTATTTTACTGGAGGCAAATTATAATCACCTTGTTGTTGTGCATCTCTTGGGTCTTGTAGCATAGTCAACTCGTCTATAGGCAAGTAACCTGCTGGGATAAATATTTCATCCATTTCAGCTCCTTCCATAGTATCATAACGCATAGCTGCTCTCTTTTCGTTTGGAGTAATCCACCAAGATTGTGAAAGGATAGCACTAAGCTCTTTCATGTCCTCTTGTAACTCTGGGAATACTGTCAAGTCAAAATCGATATAGTAACCTTGACCAATTTCAGTTGCAAAGAATCTATTAAACGCATCACGAAGAGCTACTAACTCAGGAAGGACTACTTGAGTCAACATTTCCTTCTTAGCTTCCTTCATGTTGTTATAAGTCTTATTATCAGGATCGTTAAACAACGCAGAGTTCACTCCATAAACATTACAAAGTTCTCTAAGTGTTACTTTCTCTGATTCTAATAACTGCAAGTCAATAGGACTTAAACCCATGTTAATCCAATTCAACTTAGCACCTGCAATCAAAATCTTACCAGCATTCTTTAAGATACCAGCTTGAGTTTTTGTTCCGTACTGATTGTAGAAATCTTCTTTAAGCTTTCCTGCCGCCTCAGGTCCGAAATCATTTGATTCATCCGCAGACAAGATACCTTTAGGTCCTTGATTCTGTAACATACCTACCGATGTATCTTTTGCATCGTTAGAACGCTGTACAGTTCTATATGCAGCTTGTAAAGGACTCAAGCCGTAAAGCTGTTGTCCATTAGTGTCAAAGTAAGGGTTGAAGTATTTTAGATGGATTACGTCTTTCGCATCTAATTGATCCCATCCAACTAGCGTAAAAGAATAACCTTCAACCCCATTTATTGTACCATCAGAAATAATGGCAACGTATTGAGATGGGAGTGTAACAAGTTCAGCAACCTTACCATTGGATAGTCTATTCGCCCAAATGTAAGTGTTACCAGTAATTAGTTTATAACCTACAGCACTCTCGATAAATTCAGAGAATGATTGATATTCATTTGGTTTTTCTAGCAAGTTATTTAAATCAGAATCAGCAATTTCAGCAACTGCCTTTACACGAACTAACTCTGCTTTAGCAATATCTGCGGTTGACGTTGCATTCGCTAACATTGATTTGTATCTATTTAATTCTTTTTTGTTCTTTACTTGATAAACATAGAAAGGAACAGTAGAAATAGTTTTAGAGATACGTTTGATGATAGCATATACCTCACTATTGTTTTTATAGTCAAGTACAAATTTTTGCTGGTCTAATTCTGGATAAAGTGTTCTTCCGCCAATCAATCCACCGAAATCAGTAAAAGGATTGTTAAAAGTCACCTTTGGAGCTGCCTTCTGTTGAAAAGGGTTAGCTGCCTTTAGTATGTCCGTTAAATTCACGCTATATATTATTTTTACAAAAGTAACAAATTTTTATGCTATACAACCCACCCTCTTTTAGGTTTCGCATATTTTGTGTATATGGCATACCTCATAGAGTCCATTAAGTGATCTCGAAACTTCACAGGTTCATCAAGTGTATTGCCATCCGCATCAGTCTTCCACTTGTAGTTTTTAATCTCATCAAGCAAATCTAAAGACTCTGACCTTATATGCAAAGGAAATGATTTTACCTTGTTGATTCCTGCATAAACATCTTTTACTGCACTCTTCAAGTTAAATCCTGCCTTATTCACCTCCGAGATGGTTTTTGGTTCAGCAGGATCGGCAAATATCTCAGAGTTTCTATCAAGTCCTAGTGACCTCATCCTATCAATTAGTAACGCAGTCGACATTTTTGTATCGTAGATTAATTGGTCTACAAATAACTCGCCATCAAAGTTCTTGACCCTAACAAGGGCTGTTTGGTTGTTAAATCCAAAGTCAAGTCCGTAAAACGTATCTCCGCCATCAGGGAAGTTCCTTCTACGCTTCCAATGCGTATAAATGGTCGCTTGGGATATTGCTCTCTCCCCTAAACCATAAACTCGCCAATATTCATGGTCGGCTGCTTTAAGCCTCTCAATCTCCTCAATGATGCCTTTTTCTAAAAAAGGGTTGTCTAGGTAAGTCGTAATCGTAAAGTCGGCATCTTCTCTCGGAACTACCTTATCGTAAATCCAGGAGTAGTAATCGGAAGGGTTATAGTCAATTACTATCTTTTCGGTTGTACGAAGGGACAACTGCATCCAAGATTCGTAGTTTACCTCATTCGCCTCGTTTATAAACAGATAATTACGCTTTCGACCTCTTATCTTCTGCGGTTGGTCGGTAGAAACGAACTCTACCACATTCCCACCTAAAAAGTAGATGTTTTCGGTCTTGTTGTGCTTCTCTTCGCTATAAAGCCCATACTTAGACAAAATCTCAATAAAGTCACGCATTACCGAACCTTTGATGGATGGAAGTGAACTACGACATATTGTCAGCGTCTTTCCTTTCTCTTGAAGCAGTTTAACGATAAACCATGTAAGTACATTGTATGTCTTACCCGATCTCGTTCCTCCTTGCATGATGGAAATTCTCTTTTGTGAGTTTTGCAGTATTTCGAAGACTACGTTTGTGGTAACGTTCATAGGAAAAATTTTAAAAAATAGGATGGAAGTTTACTAATAGAAAACTTTTGGTTTTATAGAAAGGTAGGGGTTTGCTATTTTAAGCCCCATTTAAGCCTTTCAATTCCAAAATGGATACATAGTACTACACATAGGGTTAAAAGCCTTAAAATCGCCTTAAAATGCGAAATAGAGGCATTGTAGCTACTCCTCATACTCACCATCTTCATTAATATCTAATAATTCGCCTTTATCATGGTTATAAAGTGGGATTTCGTCACTTTCTCCTGCTTTGTAAGCTGGTACGACCATTCCTGGCTCTGTTTGCGTATCAAAGTTGATTATCTCACCTTCAGGTAACGCTTTGTGCTCATCTCCGTCTATTTGTTTCATAATATCTCCAATTTGATTCGGTTTAACTACGTTGACTGTAATCTGCTTAACGACATCTCCTTCGTGAGCAACCTCAGTCTTTTCAATATATCCTCTTCTCTTGCCTCTAGTCTTTAGCAAGAACATCGTAGCTAAGGTATCACCCCTAGCAATCCTCTCCATTAGCTTTTGTTCGCCAAAGTCAAGCATAATCTCCTCAGGCTCGATTTCAGCTAATCTCTTAGCAAACTCAGGATCATCCTTCAACCAAGTTTTATACTGCGTCCTACCGACTCCAGAAGCCTCACATGATATGGTGATATTGCCAAAGTTCTCCTTATAGGCTATGATAAAAGCCTCTTTAGCTATTTCTTTGAATTGTGCGTTCATATTATCTATTCTTTGTTGGTGTGCGTATTGAAATAATGCTAGTAACCTTCTTCTCTAGGTTCTCATGACCAACCCATTTGCCACAGTTAGTACATTCAAACTGAGTTTCCTTTACTTGACTAAACCACACGTATCCTTCGGTAACTGTACCGCATTTACACGTGTAATCCTTTTTACCATAAGTATCTTTCATGTCAAATGTTTAAAAATGTTAAAATCATTGTTTTATATCAGAATATTGGGGGGCACAAGGGGTGCATACCTTCCTTTACGCTAAAAAAGAGGGTAGGGGGTAGGCATACCGAAAAACCCGTCTATTTATCCCTAAAATTAGGTTACTACCTATTATCTCGGATCTAGGCTTATCCATGTACTACTAAATACCTTGAGGTCCTTAAATTGGCTTAAATTGGCGTTTATATTCATTGGTTAATTATTGGTTGATAGGTTGCTAAGTTAGTACGAATAATTTAATGATTGTCAAGGCACTCAAACGCAAAAGCTAAAACCTAGCCTTTGTATTATATTAATACATACCTACTAATATAATTAGTAAAGTAATTATACTATTATAATACTACTTATATAATATAAGTATTAAATTATTAATTAAACAATGGATAATATAATAATGGATAATTATATCCTACCAGGATAAACCAGGTTAAAAATAAATTTATAATTATTTAAAGATTTTTACACATTGTATTAATTATTCCCTTACCTTTATATCCTATTAATAACAAACAAAACACAAAACAATGCAAACACTTTCAAACATTCTTTTAGTATTTCAGTTGGTTTTATTCACTCTATTCATGGCAAACGTGGGTAGATTATTAATTCACCTTTTAATTAATGACGATGCAAACAGTTAGCCTATTTGAATTTATCGCCTTATTTATTGGCGGTATCTTACTTTACACATTAGCAAAAACAATTTGGCAAGAAATCACAAACAAATAACCCTTTTAAACTTAACACAATGACACAAACAACAACAACAAAAGAACAAGTAATCGATGTTATTAACAACATGGACTGCGAAGAGTTAGTCCAACTGAACAACGAATACTGCGAAGCTATCAACGCAATGGACTCGATGATTTATTCAAATGATGATGATTTTTTAGATGAGTCTTTTAATACTAAAGCAGATTTAGCAAGGGCTATTACTTACGGAGATTATCGATATATGGATAATTGGGTAACGTTTAACGGATACGGAAACCTTGAATCTTTTCAATATATGGGAATTGATAACCTTTGCGAATTAGTGGAAGTGATTGCAGAATATGTTGTCGAGAATCCTTCCGAGTTTACTCAATTTGATGAAATAGATTTCAATTAATAAACTACAAAACAAACACAATGAAAAAGACAATTAAAAAAGCATTTGTTGCAAGACCTTCAGAATGGTATAAACTAACCGAAGGCAGAAAAGCCACAATAAAAAAGGACAGCTTTTATAATGGCGAAGGATACTACACAGGAACTTGGGATGATGACGGCACTAAGTTTGAATGTCCAAGCATCTTTTTTGATGAGATAGAAGAGTTTAACAATGAAATGATTTTAGCATCAAGACAAAAGAACGAAAAAGAAGAAACTATTTTCACATATCAAACAAAAGACAAAGAAAGTAAAATCACATTTCAAATGCACCCAAGAAAAGCTTTTTCTTTTATTGTTATTGATGTGGTAAATATCCCTAAAAATATCATTAATGACATATTGGACGCATTTATGCTAAAAGGAATTAGACAAAATGACTTTAATGGTGGATTTGATGAAGCAATCAAAACAATACAATTTTAAAATACTACAAATGACAACAAAAGTAAAATTTTTATACCATGAAGGAAACCAAGATTTAATGGCTTATTTCCCTGAAGAGGTATGGTGCGACAATACAAAAACTTGTTATTCTCACATTGGACAGCATTCGGCATGCCATCCAAACTACGCAAAAGAATGTAGAGAAGCCACAATGCTTGAGTACTTAGATTTATTTAATGAACTACAAAGCATAGGCTACCGATTAGAACTTGTTTAGGGTTTACTGATGAGGGGTAAGATTCCCCGAAATGGCGTAAGTTCCCCCGCTTACCCATATAAACCAAAAATAAAGACAATGAGCTTTAAAATTGACAGCTACCAAGTAAACGAGCATACAAATGACCTCGTTTTATATGTTGGGGATTCTATCTTTTGCACAATTAATTACCTAAATGGAAGGGGCGAAGTTATAAGCGAAGAGGAAATCGAAGACATAATCTCGGATATTGAATGGGAAGAAAATATCGGAAAGTCACAAGCGTGGAATGATTATTTAACAAAATAAACCATTTCCAGGCTATTTAATTTTTTTATGATCTATAATAAGCAAATAAAAAGAAAAGGCAAATTTGAGGCTTAAAATAGGCTTTAAATGGTATTTTTACCAAATAGGTAAGATATGCCAATTATTACCCATTTTATGCTATTGCAACTGCTTTTTAGTTGCATAAGCAAAAACCCCCTAAAAATCCCACAAAAACCCCATCCAAAAAACTCGCAAAAAACCCTTAAACCATATGGCAAAAATCCTCGTGGCTTGTGAAGAAAGCCAATCAGTAACAAAAATCCTTCGTGAACTTGGTCATGAAGCTTATTCATGTGACATATTACCTTGTAGTGGTGGTCATCCTGAATGGCATTTCCAGGAAGATGTGTTTAAAGTGATTAACAAAGGATGGGATTTAATGATTGCACATCCTCCTTGCACTTTTTTATCTGTTAGTGGTGCAAGACATCTCTATAATAAGGATGGATCACCTAACCTAGAAAGGTATAAAAACCAAGCTATAGCTTTAGATTTTGTCCAAAAACTTATGGATGCACCTATTCCTAGAATAGCTATTGAGAACCCTGTTTCGGTTATATCAACAAAAATCCGTAAACCTGATCAGATTATTCAGCCATATATGTTTGGTGATGAAGCTACAAAAACAACTTGTCTATGGCTTAAAAATCTACCAAAGCTAGAGCCTACAAATATTGTTGGTAAAGGTGAAAGGACTGTTTTTAAGAGTGGTAAATCTCACCCTAAATGGTATGCTGATGCCTTAGCAACTGCAAAATCTCCTGCTGAACGTAGAACTTTAAGATCTAAAACATTTGAAGGTATTGCACGAGCTATGGCTACACAATGGACAAAAGATTTATAAATTTTCACAAATTTTTAAGAATAAATGTTGTAAAATATAAAAACAATTACTAATTTTACGCTTAACACAACCAAAACAAAAAACTCATGCACGAATTAATCACACTCAGTTATCAGATGAAGTGCGGTATTACTGGCACAATCATCGACAAAGGCGAACAAGCCTATTACAATCATCAGACAAAAACTTGCATACATCCTTTGGAATATGAAAGGAATATGAGCCAGGTTAAGATTGGTGATCCAAAAACCTATTTTACAAGACACCAAAAACTTAATAAATAATGTCATACTCAACTTGCTGTGGAGCACATACCACAATGCCTGAACTAGGAATCTGTCCTGACTGCTTAGAACATTGCGATTGGGAAGATGAAGAAGAAGAGCCATCAGATGATCAAACATTTAATAACAATAATACCGAAGGTGGTATAACTGGAACACCTAATAACTGGCAAGGAAGATAAAAATATTAAAACACATAAAAAACAAACAAACATGAAATTCGAATTTGTAGAAGAAACAGACCTAGTTTTAAACAGTACATTGTACTATACAAAGCAAGACGGTATCTTAGTTAGCGGATCTATAAATATCAATAAGGATAAGGCTTATGATTTATTTATGAAGCTTAGTCAAGGTATGCCACTTAGATTAACAGAAGTCCTAGAAACAAAAACTTATCAAAAACCCTCACAAGAGGAATAAAAAACCCAAAACCAATGTTGAAACTAACCCTAGAACAAAAGAAAAAAGGTATCAAAGAAGAGTTTACCTATGTAAACAGTAACGGAAGAATGTCAAAACAATACACCTACAAAGGGATGTATATTACTTGGGATAATCAAATCCTACATGGCAAATGGTATTACTGGAGAGCAAGTTATTACGCTTCTTTAGATGCAGCAGTTCAAGGAATAGACAGACATATCAATCACTTTAAAACTAAATAAACAAATGCAAGAGATCACAGACTACAAAAGCCTATTTAAGTATGGCGACATGAAGAAGATTATGGAGATAACAGGCTATAGTCGTTATGTTATTGAAACAAGACTTAAGAACAATGATTATGAGATGACCGAGTTAATCAAAACATTCTATAACAAAAAACTCGAACTATTAAAAACACAAATCAATGATTACAGCGAAATATAGAACTCCAAGACAAAATCTATTTAAAAGAAAGATACACAATGTGGACCAGGATATAGTCAATAACATAGTAAAGCAAATATCTATTGTCACTAATTTACCTGAAAAAGTGATTACTAAAAAAGGTAGATATAGACCTCAGGTACTTGCTCGTAATATGTGCTTTTATATCCTTCATGTTCACTATAAACAAAAAGCCGCTCAGATAGCTCCTTATTTTAACAAGGATAGGACTACAGTTTTACATGGCATTAACACCTTTGTAAACGATATAGAGGTAGTACCTTACTATATGGAGCAATATCAGACAGTAAGAAGCAAAATAAAGATTCCTAAATTATATTCAGATAACTATTAAAACAAACAAAATGCTATCAACATTCGCACACATGAACGAAGTAGACAAAAAAATCTTTGTCGCTAAGATTATCCACAACATGAACTACAGTCAATCTAGTTTTGAAACTATGGAGGCAATAGTTAAAATGTGGGAACAATACCCAATCAAACAAGCAACTTTTTTTACACAATCAAATCAATTAACAAATGGAATTGCAAACAACTAACAATCAAATTCAAGCTCCTAGTTACCAAATGGTCAACAAGGACTCTATGCTATCCTTATCTAACGAGCTTAAACGCTTTGTAAAGGATGCACACTTAGTATCTAACATCAAGGGTAAGGACTATTGTAACGTAGAAGCCTGGCAGATGGCAGGAGCTTCATTAGGCTTATTCCCTATCATTACAAGCGTACAAGACTTATCAAGTGAAAAAGAGATTAAGTATATGGCTACTTGCGAGGTTAGATCATACCAAGACAATAAGTTGGTATCAGTAGGCATAGCAATATGCTCAAACAAAGAGGGTAGCAAAAAATTCTTTGATGAGTATGCAATCTTATCTATGGCACAGACTAGAGCAGTAGGTAAGGCATTCCGTAATCAGTTAGCATGGTTGATGAAGGCTGCTGGATTCGAGGCGACACCTGCTGAAGAGATGGATTTTGTTCATGAAGAGCCGAAAAAAACCTCTAAGCCAGTACAAACAGTTGTAGCTGAAATCTTAGAAGAAGAGCCTACAAGAGAAGAAATCATGATGGAAGTAGCTAAGTGTACTAAGGTTAAGCAATTAACTGATATATACTTTACTTTCAAGCAATCATTTGATTCTGATGAAACATTGATGAAGGTATTAAAAATGAAAAAAGAAAATCTAAAATAATATGAATTTAACATTATTACCCAAAGTAGAACTTGCTTCTATTGAGCCTAACAAATTTGCTATTGAGTTAATCAAGTCGCAGATAGTAGATCACTTTACACAGACTGGTGAATCACCTTTAGAGCTACTCGTTAAGTCTGAGGCTGTAGTACAGCTCTTAGAAGGCATTAGAGCCGATTTAAAAGAGTTAGTATTAGATGAGCTTAGTAAGTATCCTGGAGGCAAGGCTGAGGTCTTAGGAAGCGAAATGGCTAAGTTTGAATCAGGTGTTAAGTATATCTATGACCAAGACTATACTTGGAGCAAGATGAATGACCAATTAGAGTCTATGAAGTTTGCCATAAAGGAAAGGGAAAAGATGCTTAGAACACTACCAACCTCTATGGTTGATCCTGAATCGGGCGAAATGGTACATCCAGCACCTAGAATTAGCACTACAACCTTTAAGATTAACTTAAAGAAATAAAAATCTTAACCACCTCATGATAAAATATTAATAACCTGATAGTAATTAGTGAAACTTGGGGTGGTTATTTTAAACTACAAACATGAAACAAGCGATAATATTTTTATACGAGTTAGTAAAGTTTATAGTAATATCAATACCACTAGCAATATTGCTATTTGTAACATTAAGCATAATTAGTAAATTCAAGAAGATATGATGGAGATTGCAGGATTAGAGAACTCAGTACCAGTGAGGATGATTTATGTTGACGATAAAAGTGAAGTATTGTTTAAATCTTTAGCTCATGCAGCAAGGAATACAAGGATCACACAAGACTCAATAAAGAAATCACTTAGCCCTTTACTAAAGAAGAAATTTAAGCATAATAATAGAGATGTTGTTTTTAGGATAGTAAAGGATAAATAGTATATTTGTAATGTATTATGCGACAATACAACAAAGAATTTATTGGGTGGAGGATAAACAGGTAGTCGCATTACCTGTGAGTCTGAAGCCCTTTTTTTATTTTTATGGCTCAATTTTATACAACGATTATCCATCCAGTTAGGAAGGCTTTTCATTTATCTTGTAACGAGTACTGTGTATTAGATACTATACTGCGTATGCAAAACAACGATTCTCATTGGTGTTATATGAGTAGGGAAACAATGGCAGATGATTTAGACTTGTCAAAGCAATCTATTTTAAACATTATCAAGGGTCTTATTTTAAAGGGATTAGTAACTAAGCATGAGAAGACAAACCATCTTAGATGTGCAGGTACATTTAAGGATGCTATAGATGACTATAGAAGTTTTGGTATTGCAGATGACCACTTTACCGTTGGTAAAGAAAGTTTACCTAAGGGGTCAAAAAAGTTTACCTCAGATGGTAAAGAATCTTTACCCAACAATACAATTAACAATAATAAGACATTTATAAAGCCACAGCCTTTAGAGGTTAGTAGTTATGCTAAAGAAATAGACTTTGTTTTAGATGGTGAATATTTCTGTGATCACTACGAAGCTAGAGGATGGAAACTTAACTCAGGGATAATGAAAGATTGGAAGGCTACTGTAAGAACTTGGAAAAGGAATAGTTCCAAATTTAATACTACTAATGTACCTACAAACAAAATAACTACACAAATAAAACTTAAATAATGATTTTAAATGATGATTTTAGAAAATACGATTACCCTAAAGGATTAACAATAACTGATCCTCCATATAATCAGAGCTATAGATATTCTAGTTATAAGGATAATTTAAAATTAGATGAATATATAGAATTGTTAAAATGTATAAAAACTCCTTGTGTAATTATTCATTATCCTGAAGAAACAATAAACATTTTATCAAAATGCTTTGATAATTGCGAACAAGTTGTTACATGGGTTTATAATTCTAATACTGGTAAGCAAAGTAGAACTATAAGTTGGTGGGGTTGTAAACCTGATTTTACCAAAGTATTACAACCTTTTAAAAACCCTAATGATAAAAGAATAAAATCATATATAAACAGAACTGGTAAAAACGGTGCTAAATTATATGATTGGTGGGAAGTTCAGCAAGTAAAAAATACTAGCAAACAAAAAACTGAACATCCATGTCAAATACCAGAAGAAATTATCAAAAGAATCATACTAACAACTGCTAAAAATGATGAACTAATAATTGACCCATTTGCAGGAAGCGGTACGACATTAAAGGTTGCAAAAGAATTAGGTTATAGTTATATAGGTTATGAAATTGATGAAAATTATATAAAGATTATTAAAAACAGATTAAAAACATTATGATAGCTATAAACCTACCAAAAGCTTTAGATATTGAATCTAACATACTTGGTTCATTACTTTTAGACAAAAGGACTATACCATTGGTTATAGGTCATCTAAAAACTGACATATTCTACGATCTAAAGCACCAAAAAATCTTCAACGCTATTAAGGAAATGTATGATAGTAACATATCTATAGACCTAACAACTGTAGCTCAAAAACTTTCCCAAGATAAGGACATACAAGATGTTGGTGGAGCTTTTTACCTATCAAAGTTAACTGATAATGTAACATCAACAGCCCACATAAACACCCATATCGAGATTGTTATTGAGATGTACAAGAAGCGTGAAGCCTATAAAGTGCTTAGAATAGCTGAAAATAGTTGTTTAGACAACGATAGTCAAGCTATAGATTTACTTTCTGACCTAAATAGTCAACTTATAGGTTTACTAGAATATGGTAATCTATACGAAAAAAGCATAACTGACGTAGTTATGGCTATCAACTTTGCTAGGGACTTAGCAAGTAATGGTGAACTTTTAGGATTTAATACTGGATTCCAAGAACTTAACCAAACCATAGCAGGATGGTGTAAACCTGATCTATGTATCATAGCTGCAAGACCAGGAGCAGGTAAGACAGCAATGATGCTTTCAAGTGTTTATCACTTAGCTATCCTAAATAGCGTTCCTACGGCTATTTTTAGCCTCGAAATGAGCTCCGAACAGCTTGTTGAAAGGTTAGAGTCAATAACGAGTCAAGTGCCCTTAAAACGCCTTAGAACGAATAATTTGAATGACTATGAACGTAAGCTACTTTTAAAGACAGATGACAAGATAATCACAGCACCCATCTACATAGAAGATACAGGAGGAATCAGTATCTCACAACTCAGAGCTAAGGCTACTATTCTTAAGCAGAAGTATGGTATTAAGGTAATATTCCTAGACTATCTTCAGCTTATGAGTGGACAAGGCAAACAAAACCAAAACCGAGAGCAGGAAGTAAGTTTTATAAGCAGAAGCCTTAAAGCCTTAGCCAAAGAGTTGGAAGTACCAATCATTGCTTTATCTCAGTTATCTAGAAAGGTTGAAGAAAGAGCTGATAAGTTACCTATGTTATCTGATCTTAGAGAGTCAGGTAGTATTGAGCAAGACGCTGACATTGTTATTATGCTCATGCGACCATCCTATTACGAAATGAAAGAGCCTGTAGAGATTGGTGGTAAGGAATATCATCCTGATGACCTAGTTATTGTTAAGGTAGAAAAGAACAGACATGGTAAGACTGGTAATATACCTATTAGATTTATTGGAGAAACAACCACATTTGAAGACTATAAACTATAAACTATGAAAACAGCAATGCAAGAATTTGAAATATTATTTTATAAGAAAGCACAACCAACCATTAATACGAATAGTTGGGTAGTACATAAAGACGAGTTTGAAAAATTAATCTTAGCTGCCAAAGAAAAAGAAAAAGAGCAGATAATTACCGCTTTTGAAGTTGGATATAAATCTTGCGATTTAGATGAAACGTTTGAAATTAATAGGAAATTAGCAAGTGGAGAACTGCACTATAACAAAACCTATAACCAAAACAAATAACATGGAACAAAACATCACACTAATCGACCAAAAATTCCCTGAAGTGGAATATGTACAAGGAGAAGACCTTAACATTGAGAACATGAAGCAACGTATTATAACTAGAGCATGGTATGATACTGCTAGGTTTCATGACTTAAATGATATAGCAGTTGGTATTGGTATGGGTACAAGAACACTATACTTTTACGCTAAGAAACTAAAACTACCAAAGAGAAGTGGACTTAAATAGGAACTATAAGAATACTCGTAAGTTCGACATAGAACAAGCTAAGGCTAAAGATGGCACTTACCAGGCATTGTTATTATTTGCTAGGAACACAAAAATCCTCGTTATCCAACAGCCAAAAGCCCTAAAGCAAAAATATATGTGGCTTGAATATGAGAATAATGGTAAACCTAGTGGTATAGCAGACACAAGAGTAGAGTTCTTTGCTATCAACTTTGACCTTAAAGATAGGATCTACTTTATACGAGCTGAAATGCTTAGAATAAAGGCAAGAAGACACTTTAAATGGGGTAAAACTAAGATAGTTGAGGGCATAAGATATGTAAAAGTTCCAACTGTGGAGATGATACGTTTCGATTAATTGATGTAATTTCGTTTATATGACATACAAAACAGCAAGTGACTTAACCAAGATGATGCTAGAATATTTAGATAGTTTAGGTTATGAAGTATGGAGGAATAATAACCTAGCAGTTAAGGGAAGGTCTTTTATTGGCAAGAAAGGCTTACCTGACATTATAGGTTACCATAAGAACTATGGTCAATTCATTGCTTGTGAGATTAAAGCTATAGGTGATAGGTTAAGTGTATCACAAATAGAGTTTTTAACTCATTTAGGTATGTGCGGTGGCACATCTATTGTATGTCAACAAGTATCAGACGGATCAATTAATTTAACAATATTTTTAGACAATGGCGAAAGCAAAATCAGCATCTGGGATGACCAAAAAGGTCAATTTTGGGAAGAGAAGGTTGGGTAAGGCAAAGAAAAGAAACGGACCTAAAGACAAAAATGTAAAACAATACCGAAGACAAGGTAGATAAAAACAACAATTATGGAAAATTTAGAATTAGACAACAAGGCAGAAAATGTAACTAAGACTACTAAGAAAGAAGTTAAGGTTACTGTAGTTCCTAAGGAAAGCAAGTTTGTAACTGCTGAAACTATTAAGTTAGTAGAAGACATCTTAAATGATGGTACAGTAGATATCAAATGGAGAGCACAACTTAAAGAACAAGTAAGAAAATACAAAGGATATGCAGAATAACTATGAATACGATTCAGTCGTTGAGAATGTTATTAATCGTTTAAAAGATAGAGCAAGGATTGGTTTTGAAAAGTACGGAACTGACCTTGACAGAAACGACCTAATAACAGAACAATGGATTGAACACGCTATAGAAGAGGCATTAGACTTTAGTCTATATCTTACTAAATTAAAAGAGCAATTAAAAAAGAGTTTATAAACCAAAACAAATATCATGGCAACACAAAAAGAGAACTTCTTAGGAAGATGTTTCACACTTAGATCAGCTTACGGATCATTCAGAAAAGTATCATTCGGTCCAGAGGACTTAAAGAAACTAAACGAGTTCGCAGCATCTAACAAAGGATGGTGTTCTATCCTTATCAAAGACAAAAAGAACGCAGGACCTGAACAAAGTGATTTCTATTGCGAAATGGATACATTTAAAGCAGGTGATTATAAACCAACGGAGAAAAAATTACCATTTTAGTTATGAATCCAAAAATTTACAAAGAAATAATCATTAACCTATCACTTTTATTAGTAGGTTTGTATCTACCATTCGCTTTTATCATCAATAAGTACAACCCAACAATGTGGGAATGGTATGAAAGAGCATTATACGTTATATCTGTTGCAGTAACTATAGGTTACGGAGCTAATCAGTATAACAAAAAGTAGTATGTTTTGTTTGTAGTTTAATAGTTAGACGCTGCTATTCTTAGTGGCGTCTTTTTTATGTATCAAATTGACTTATATCAATAAAACATAAGTCAAAAAGTAGTAGTTTTACTACCTTTTTATGAGCGATAAATAAACTTTATATGAGCGATAAAAAACCCCCAGATTTTACCTGAGGGTTAACCAAAACTACACACAATCACACACCACACATGAGAGCTATTTTAATTATGACTATTTCTAGTGTCATAAAACTTTGTCAATACTGATCCGTAAAGGATTGCTTGATACCTTGTAATAAAGCTTTCTACTGTTTCATTCACATAGAAATAATCTTCATTAGCCATATATACAAAACACCTATCACTATTTTCTTCATCAGCCGTTACACTCGCCACCTGATAGATGTTGATATAAGCATCTGATTCCTCAGAATTATCCTGGAACTCGTAGCTTTCATCTTCCTCTTCGGTCAGTTGTATGATGTGCATTAACATTTGTGATACTATTTTTAAGTACAGTAAGTCGTAATTCCTTTACAATCAACTCAAGCCTAGCTTCTAAGTGAGTCTTTTCTTTCATTAATTGGTTAATCTTAATGTCTACTTCTCTGGTCATACAAATTTACGATTTAATTGATATTGAAATAAAAAGTGCATACCCCATTGACTACCAATGTAATACACACTTTCTTTATATTTACTAAACTATAGTTACTTCTTAGGTAACCTAATAATCTTACTGCCTAGTGGCATTGGAACAAATATAGCAACTCTTCCACCATCCAGAACAACTCCACAGCCTAATGTGGGTCTTTTGGGGAAAGGTCGTGAATACTCCATAGCATAGGCATCTATATCTATGCCACAGCCTACATTCATGCCGAATATCATATCCTTATCAGATGAACTATAAAGAACACCTCCAAAGCTATGAATATGACCAATTACTGTTGATTGTCGAGCATCTCTTGCTCTATTGATTGCACCTGCTTGTCCTGATGATCCTGTACCATGAGTATATAAAACACTATCTATTTCCCATTCTAAAGCCCATTTCCAGCCTCTAGGAGCATCCCAAGCTTGTTCATAGGATTTAATAAAACGTTCTGGTAAACCGCTTGTTTGAGCCTTTCTTTTATGAAGGGCTGAGTGGTTACCAATACATACTTTTACGTTAGGGAATTGTTTGTACCATTTGTACATAGCAGCTTGTGCTAAGTCTGCTTCTCTACCTGCTCCATGTCCGTCAGGTTTAGATTCGTGATAACTGATGGCATGATTGTCAACTTCATCTCCAATGTGTACAACCTCAGAACATTGAAACTTATTCGCTACTTCATAGCAAAAAGCTTTATAGCCTGGATGACAAAATGGCTCATGAGTGTCGCCTATTACTAGGACATTTTTCTTGCTCATTATATGTGGTTTTGGTTTTGGTTATTTGTAAGGTGCGTAGGCTGTTTTGCCGTTTACCTTTAGTGCTCTCAACACTTGTTTTCTATTCTTACCAGCATTATAGCTTACATGAACCCAATCAGGATTAGTTGCAGTACCGAACTCATAAATTAACTGATCGAAATCCAAAGTATCTTTAATGAAGTCAAAAATCTCTTTGTTAGTAGGTCCACCCATTCCATCCATATCAATATCTGCCGCTTTAGCCTCACAATGTTGTGAATTTAAGCTTCCTCCAATGTAATGGTTAAGAGTCTTAGATCTGTATCCAGAAGAAATATTAATAGGACCAAATTTCATTCTGATTGGTTCTAATACTTTCTCACAAAGAACAATAAGGTTCTGTAAATGCTCAGGAGTTGGCTCGTTAGATACTCCATGTCTTTTTGCTGATTCACTTCTAGTAAATTCTGCTAATGCAAAGTGTGCTGTTAATTTCATCTTAAATCATTTGATTTACAAAATATGCTAATCCTAGCAACCATAATAGGAAGCCAAGTGTTAATATTATCTTTTCGCTTTTAGGCATCTTTCTTAAATATTTTCTCTATTGAGGTTAAACCTAAACAACCGAACGCTAACAAAGCTACTGATTCTACAAGAATCGTACTTGGAGCTATATGCTCTTCACTAAAACTATTGTGATACATAGTAACACATAAGGTTATTACACATAATAAACCACATAAACGCTTCATGCTAAATCTACCGCTATCTTCTTGGAAAAACTGTTTCATAAATTATAATTGACTAAATTGGAAAATGACTAGGAATATTAAGATTATTTTTTGCCAAGCATGGTATTTATCCATTTTGTCAAGTTCTCTTTCCCTAGTTTGGTAAACTTCGAGGTTTGCTTCGTAGCGAAACTTGTAATTTTCGAGCTTATTAGCTTTATTAATGTAGACATTGAGAATAGAATCATCTTTTATTGTTTTAGATTTTAACGAGTCCTTATAAGCGATTATTGTATCGTTATAGGACTTATATAATTTATTTATGGTATCTGCTTGACCAATAGTCATTATAACAACAGAATCACCCTTAATCTTTTTTGTAGTGGGATACTGGGAGTAGCTTGAAACTGACAGCAGTATCATTGCTAACACTATCCAAAGTTGCTTTAACTTCATTTAGCTCGGTTTTTAGTGTTGTTATCTCTTGCTTAATCTCAGCGAACTTGCTTACGGTAGAAGTCACTATAGCTTCTTTAGCCTGATCAGCTTTAATTTGAACAGCTTTGTTCTTAGTCATAGTGCTATTAAAGTCAGTCATAAATTGCTCGAACTCCTTATCTTCAGTCACTGCCTTATCTTCCTTTTTAGCTGTAACATTTATAGTAGTTGCTGTAACTGTTAAAAAACCAAATATCAAAAGAATAGATTTCATTGCCTTTTATTTAACTGTTGATTTAATAGCTCCCATAGCATCTAAGGTTTCAAGCTTAGTTGTAGTAGAACTTAATGCTGTTTTACACTCAATTAAAGCCTGAGTCTTTAGGCTATCCTTATACTCAAGATTAGTAATCCTAGCGTCCTGAGAGTTAATTTGATTGTTGAAGTTGCCTCTAATGTCTACATAAAGAACAGTTATACCGATTATAACTAGGAACATAGTTCCTTTGATTGGGTCTTTACTAAACTCGCGGAATGACATTACGCTTGTTACAGGGTTTAAATTTAATTTTGATTTACTATTAGCCATAATACACAAATGATGTTTTGTTATTTTTTATTGTACCATTTAAAATTTTATGCAAATATTTTGGATTAATACCATTTTCATTTGCACATTCTATCGCACTGCCCCATATTTTATTTGTGATTGTGCATATAACCTTTTTAGCTCCATGAGATTTTGAACCAAAATTTCCTTTATTTGTAGATACAGCACCATTTTGGTATCTTAATTTGTGTGATTCGCTTTTCTTTTTTCGTGTTTCTTCAGATTCTGGACCATACTTCCTTTTAGTAGATCCTTCTCTTAATGTTTTTATATGAAAGTTTTTAAAGTCAATATCTTCTGCCATTCTTTTTTTAATTGTCTGACTTTGTTTTTGTCTAGACTCTATACTTCTTTTATAACTAGCACCAACAACACCTTCTCCTCCGTCTGTCATATTAGCTAAAATGCCAGTTTTATTATCTTTTCTACCGTATAATGCTATAAATTCCTTTTCTTTTTCACAAGCATATTCCCAACTTATATCATCAAAAAGTATTTCTATTTCATATTTTGATTTTGCTGTAATATCATACCATATCTTATTACGGTCGCCTTTGTATTTGGCTTTAGCTCTTTTGTAAGTAGAGTCAGAACCAATTCCAATATAGAATGGTTCGTTTTTATCTAATCTTATGTGCCTATATAGATAAGCCATTTACTTACTTTTTACCTATTTTAAAATATACACTACCTGAGTAGCCTATATTAAAGTTTTTATTAATATTTACATTAAGACCTATTAGAGCCTTATTTTTGGCATTAAGCATGATTCCAGGACTTAGTACTTCTAAGCCATTAGACTCGCTTAAATCGCCTCTAAAGCCCAAATAAAGGGTATTCTTAGCTTTAGCTGCCTTAGTAATGGTGGTAAGTATGGTTTTTTCGGTTATTTTAGCCTCAAATCCCCTTGATTGGATCTTATTTTGGCTTATAGTGTCGTTAATGACAAAGGTATTAGAATCTACGTTAATCGTATCAGAATACGCATATATACGCATATAATCGGATACTATGCGTATAGTATCATGTACGGTAATTTGTACAGAATCATGTACAGTATCTGTAGCTATTATAACATAAGGAATATCTTTTCCTTGTTTCCACCTGGTGGTCACTTTTGTTTGATACACAGTATCGGTGTTTACAGACTCTATAACAGCATTAGAGCTATGGCATGACTCATATAGCCACACCATAGCAAAGAAAGCAAGGATAATGATTAAATAGTCCTTAATATGCTTCATTATTCAGCAGATTCAGAAGGTTGTTCAACAATAGCTTCTTCAACAATTGGTTCTAGTTGAGGAGGTACTGGAGGTACATAATCACCTGTGATTGTTAGTTTAAGTTTAGCAGCTAACCAATCCCAAGCATAAGCATTAGCATCAGAAGCACTATTGTAGCTAACATAATCAGCACCATTCATATCAACAGTTCCATTTACTAAAGGAGATATATTAATGTCTACTTGTTCAAATAATTGATAGTAAAAAGTTGCATTGTCTACAAGATTATCTGAATTAACTTGTGAATATAACACACTTGCTTGTTTTGACTCTCCGTTTATCCATATGGTTAGTGGATTAATTGTTTTCATTTTATATTTTTTTATTGTAATTGATAAGACCTAATGTTTCCATCTTGTTGTATTAATGCAGTTGCACCTACCGCTATTGTTATACTTGAAACAGCTGTTGCGGAATTATTTATAATATTAGTACCACTAAAAGCATTTAAAGTAAGTACACCTGTACCTGCATTTTTAATCCAAAACATTTGATTTGTTCCGCTTGGATTAGGTAATGTCCAACTTGCCGTGCCTGTACCATTGTAAATCCAAGTAGTTGTAGCAGTTGTTATTGTTAATGTTGTACTTGTACTTGCAGTTGCATTAGGACTAAATCCAAGAGTATATGTTGTTCCATTATTAATAAAACTAAATAATGAATTATCACCTGCACCATTTACATTTAATCTTGATGTTGTATTTATAATACCCCCCGATGTGATTCTCATACGTTCGGTATCGCCTGTTACTAATCTTAAATCAGCACTATTTTGCGTACCAAAATATCCAGTTCCATCACTTATATGTGCCATTACAAGTCCATTGCTTGTATTATTAGCGTTAACAACAGTAATAAAAGTTGTTGCAGCAGTAGAACTTGGATTTCTAAAGTATCCTATTGAGCCACTACCAGCTACTTCAAATTTAACCGCAGGCGAACTCGTTCCGATTCCAACATTACCACCGCTTGTGATACGCATACGTTCGTTAGCAGCAGTATAAAATAACATTGCATTTGTAGATGATGCAAAACCATTGTTATCGGATAATACACCAATATTATAATTAGCAGCTGCATTAGATACAAAGACATCAGTTCTTGTACCGCTTGCTCCGCCGTATACATCTAATTTATAAGTAGGCGAACTCGTTCCGATTCCAACGTTACCATTGTTTTTAATCACCAATGCATCACCTACTGAATAAGTATTAAAGTTATAATCAATTGAAGTTGAAGTACCATTTATAAATAAAGTACCATCACCCCCAGCAGCATTCTTAAACATTATTGCTTGATTACTTGAACCAGCTTGAATAATTACTGCTCTACCAGTTGCAGATGCAGTGCCAAATGTATTCCCATTTGATTGTCCAGTAATTACTCCACTAAACGTAGCACTTGTAGCTGCAATAGAAGATGAGAATGTAGCAGCACCAGTAGAAGCTATAATAAGTTCATCACCACCACTTCCATTATAATTCATTCTAAAGCTATTATCGCTATTAGTATAAATATCCCATCTATTTGTATTAGTTGAAATATCATATAAAGCTAAATAACCACCTGACCTTCCTGCTATTGCACCACTAAACGTAGCACTTGTACCACTTAAAGCACCAGTAAGTGTACCACCACTAAGAGGCAATAAACTACTCGTAGATATACCACTATCTGTTAAAATATTACCTGTTATATTAGCTATTGCCATTATTTATTATTTAAAAAGGGTTAGGCAAAATTACTGTTTTTGGATTGATTATGTTATCCAATTGAATAGATAGTTCAGCGTCTAAAGCGGCTACATCTGTACCTTGATTTAACCAACCTTCTACGATTTCTTGTGTTAGGTCTTCATAAGGAATAAAGCCTTCTGTTGGAGGTGTTAAGCCTACGCATACAGGGATTTGAGTTGAGGTTTTACCATCTGTAATCATTCTATAAGCGTTTACTTGAATTACCACATCCGTTAAATTATCTACCGCCAAAGCAGTTACCATTGAATCTTGTGGGATTACCCATTGAAAATTTGTCATATTATATTGTTTTAAACTACTGTGATTGTTCTCCAGACTGTACCATCGTATAATTTAAGAGCATTTGTTGTTGAATTATAGTAAACATCTCCTGCCTCTGCACCTGAAGGGTCAGAAGCTAATGGAACAAATCGCATTTGACCTTGTGCTTTAATTCTAATTTTTTCAGCTTGAACACTTGCATTTCTTGTAGTAAAAGTCAAGTCACCTGTTCCACCACTTATTGCAATTACATTTATTGATGCTCTTGCCGCATTGCCTGTTGTTGGATTAGCTGATAAAAATATACCTGCAAATGAATTTGTAGTAGCAGATGTATTTGTAATACTCAATCCGTTGCTTAATGTTGTAGTTGTATAAGTAGTTGCATCATTTAACCCAATTTCTAATTTTCTTGCACCACCAGGAATTGCTCCTATTCCTAAATCACCTGCCATATAGTTAGCAGCCGTTCCTGCCATATACAAGTTCCATCTGTTAGTTCCTGACGGGATGTTACCAAAGAATCCATAGTTGTTTGTAGCACCTACAAAATTACTATTTATAATTACACCATATTGGTCTGATACTGTACTACCTGCTCCAAATGTTCCTTGATTTATGTTTATATGTCTTATAGCACCAACAGTAAAAGAAGCAGCAGCAGTTTGAGCAACAGTAGTTATGTAGTTCATTTGTCCTGTGCCTGTTGATGAAATTAGACTATCTAAATAAATTGCTCCTGTAATAGTAGAACTAAAACTTCTTGATATTCTAAGCATAGTAGTATCAATGCTTGTACTACCTATTCCCAATGAACCTGCTAAATAGTTGTTAGCCGTGCCAGATGCATATAAATTCCATCTACCAGTTCCACTTGGTATTCCAAGAAATACACCATAGTTATTTGTTGCTCCGACTAATGTTGAATCTACAAATAAACCAAATTGGTTTGTTATAGCACTTCCTGCACCAATTGAACCTTGTTGCATATAGAAGT